CCTGCCGCTCTATGGTCTTTATCATCACCACCATTCTTCATTCTTGAATAGTGTCTCATATTTTCTAACCAAGCAAACCCCGGTTCACCATTATCTGTAATTCTTTTACATACGTCAGTATAATCCATCCCTAATTCAGCAAATATTGAATTATTAGATGTCCAACCATATTGATCTCTATGTGGGTTGACTTCGTAATTTTTTAGATCTAAATACTCATCATTATAAGGGTCACCAAATACAATTTCAGCAGTTCTCCTGACATTCCCGGCAACAACACATTTACCAATTAAATTCATTACATCAACGATAGTAGTAATTGAAATTGGTTCTCCACTATTCTTTTGTAACACATCTCTAATACTATCGTGAACTTCTTTTAGTGGTTCGTGTCCACTTGATACTCCACCAAAACCCTTAATTGGTTCTCCTGCTGGTCTTATCTTTGTATAATCAAATGCCATAGGAGCTGTTCCGTGAAAATAACTTTCCAACAATAACCTTAATGATTCAACCCAACCTTCTCTTGTATCAGGAATCTGAAACTCTGATTCATCTCTTTTTACATCTACACCTTTAATAATAATTTCTCCAGCACCTTTTGTATCAAACCCAACTCCAACACCTAACATACTAGCATCCATTAAAAAAGTAAATGGTTTGGCGTAATCTTCTTTTATTGTTTTGGTGGACACGAATGCACAATTATTTAATGCGGCATATAATCTACGTTCTTCTGTAATTGGACTGCCCATAGCCCATAACCCACGTCCTGGTGGTAGAAATTTCATTGTAAAAATTCTTTCATACATTTCTTGAGCTGATCTTTGTGCCTGCCAAGGATTCCAACCTAATTGATGTGAATCAATCCAATTCTTTTGCATGGTATATGTACCTTCAACAACGCGTTGAACCGTCTCCCACCACCTCTCATTTTTACCATCCTCTTTCACTCGAGAATATGTTCTCATATATACTATTTCACCTAGACCGTTAAAACCAAATGGAGGTCTTTTTCTCTTATACTTATTTATAAACTTATCCGATAACTTGAAGTGATCCACTCTTGTCTCCTATTTCTTTTCACCCATCAAATCTTCATACTTACTTGATAGTAACTTTCTTGTTAAATTGTCTCTATTATCTATTTTGTGCTGTTGTTGTTTACCATCAACAGTACCCGATTCATAGATATCTACCAACCCAGTATTTGCATTAATTTTTGCTGGGTAAGTTAATCCATCCGGGCCAAACCTATTTTTAATTACATGAAACCTACCAGTGTTTGCTATCTTATCCTCTACCTTTCGTGAAAGCGACATAACAAAATCTGCAGTCATTATTTTTATATAACTCTCTGATACTTTTTGTGCTTCAATTACATCTTCATCTAATGCACTACGATTTGCTTGTGACGCTGTCCAAACAGGTAAATTAAATTGACCTGCTAATCCTCTCAAATCTTCATATACATTTCCAAGCGCGTGTCTAACCTCTTTACTATTCTGTGCATCTTTCATTATATCAGCATAATCAACAATAATCATATCAGGCGTTGTACCCAACGTTATCATTTGTTCTAAGTGTACTGATATGTTATTGACAGATGCTGTCTTTGTCGGATAATATTTAATAATTAAATTTCCTTCAATTGGTTCTAACGCGGCTTTCACTTCATCTTTGTGATACTTTAAATTTTGATTTGCTACACCACTGTAAATGCTATCATAACGTAAACCCACATACGCTTCATTGAGCTCAAGTGAATAATGTACTATTGTTTTACCATCTCTTATTGCACCTGCTCCTATTGCCGCTAAGATCCAACTCTTACCTACACCAGCTGGAGCAACGATGACTCCCAACTCTCCAGAAGCTAATCCACCTTGTGTTAATTCATTTATCACAGGCCAAGGTGTGTTGACAGTATCGCGAGCCATATCCTCATATCTCATATCTATGTCTTCAAAATACTCATGTCCTATGTCTCGTTCTGTACCTGATGCTAAAGCGTCATCAATTAACTTTCTAATTAATTCAAAATCACCTTTTTGCTCTAACACATCTACTGATGCTACTATTGCATTCTTGAGAGCTTGGTTTTTGAAAAAGTCTAATGTTTTATCTTGAATGAATTGTAAATCGTTTGCACCAAAATGTTGATACACGTCCTTCAGTAATTCAATAGTAGTTGTTTGTAATACATCATTATTAATGTCTTTGACTTTAACTTTAAATGCATCCATAGTAATGGGTTGTTTATATTCTCTAAAATAATCCCTACATTGTTTAACTACCCATTTCATTGCTTCTCCGTCGTATAGCTTTTCATCTACTATATCATGTACTTGCTGTATGAAGTTTGGTTGTGTCATTAAACACACAATGCTTTTTATTTGGAAGTTGTGTCCAAATTCACTGAGTTTAGTCAGTGCCATTCTCTTCCTCCTGAAACCTATCTAAACGAACGAATTCTGTAAGCCAGGAACCCATATCAGGTATTTGTGACCACAGTTTGTCTTGAATAAAAAGCGTTGAAAACTTATACTTAATCAGCTGAGGTACGTTTCTCCTAATTGATTCCTGAATTCTCAACTTTACGTGATTGGATATATCAACGTCAAAAAGTTGCATTAATAAGTAATTGCGTTTTAATAAAAACGTGTTACTTTTTAGCTGTTCTATCAATTTATATTTTGATTCTGTCTGATCAGAATACTGTAATAACGCTTGTATATCGAATGTTTCTTCATTAGTAATAGGTTCGATGTATTTTTTTATAGTTTTTAATCCAGCTCCCGGAACTCCACCAATGTTATCTGATTTGTCACCTTCCATTACTCTGTAAGTAAGAAAGTTACTAGCTGGTATTCCATACTCATTAAATATCCTGTCTTTATTATATAACAATTTCTTAGTCGGACTCCACACTGTAATTCTATCATCTATTAATTGTAAGAAATCTTTATCTGTGCTCATTATTACAATGTTACTATCTTTTAATACTTGTTTTGTTATATAAGAAATTACATCATCAGCTTCAGCTCCGTCAACAGAAATTATTGTCACTGGTAATAATTCTAGATATCGTATTAACCGACCTAATTGTTGTTTCATAGATTGTTCTTCATCTTGAGGAGCTGTACCCCAATCAACATTTCTATTGAATCTCTGTTTGACTTTTCTGGTTCCTTTGTAATCAGGATAAATCTTTCGACGTCTTTTAGCGCCATCCTTTCCATCAAATACTATTACACATCTAGTTGGCTTTATTTTTTCCAGAGTAAATCTTAGCGACTTTAGAAAGCCAATTATACCACCAACATGTAACCCATCATCATTTAATGCAGGATTGACGCTAAAAGCACGAATGAAAGTATTCAGTCCATCCATTATCAAAACTTTGCTGTTTTGATCGACTGATAGAGACTCGCTATGTTCATCCTTAATCTGGTCTAGGATGGACAGATACTTTTCATTTAATTGATTAGATGTCATCTAGCACCGCATCTGTTTCTACAACATCATCAATACCCAACTCTTCAGTTTGATATTTTAATATTGACTTGTCACAAATTAATGAATACACATAATCTTTAAGTTCCGGATCTGAAGATATTTTTTCTTCCCAATCTTTAGATTGAAACTTCATCTTCTCACCATCTTGTTTTGTAAGCGTGTACCACGATCCCGTGACTGATACGAGCTTGTGTTCTTTTAGAACCGTTAGCCAACCACCTAAATCATCTATACCTCTATCAAAGTATAATTGAAACTCAGCTGTTCTGAGTGGTGGACCTAATCGATTTTTTATAACCTGAGCTCTTACTCTCATTCCAATTGTATTCTTCTTAGCGTCTTTTATCTGACCAACGTTCTTTAATCGAACTCTTGTTGATGCGTGAAAAGGTAATGCTTTTCCACCACTTGTTGTCCAAGGGTCTCCAAACATTACACCAAGTTTTTGTCTTAATTGGTTTGTGAATATCAAGGCAACTTTTTGACGTGCAATCATGTTTGTGATCTTCCTCATTGCCTTTGATAGAATAATAGCTTTAGCTGTAGCCCAACCATCCTTATCGAAGTCTGCTTCCATCTCTACCTTAGTAGTTGCAGCAGCTAAAGAATCAACAAGAATAGCTACTTCTCTATCCCTGTCAGACTCTCTGATCTTTGTAACGATATGTTCTATCGCTTCAAATATTTCTTCAACAGTTTCAAGTTGAACGTATAGCATTTTAGTGCTGTCAACTCCAATAGCTTCCAAAAAGTCGTGGCTTACTGCACTTTCTGTATCTATATAAACTGCCACACCACCTGACTTCTGTACAGAAGCTAGAGCGTGAGCACCTATAAGAGATTTACCACTTCCTTCTAACCCATTGAGTTCAGTAATCTTACCTACTGCAAGTCCTCCATTAGGTCTATTTGATATCGCTATGTCGAGCATAGACGATCCAGTTGATATCCAACCAGTAACATCTGTTGGTGTACTTTGATCACCAAGAAAGTATGCTACTTGTTGGTGTTTAAACTGCTTATTAAGTTCATCGTGAATGACTTGTGCAAGCTGATCTTCTCGTTGTGTTTTCTTTGCCATACGCACTCCTATCAATTAGGTGGAGCGTTATACTCCACCTAACATCTTATTTATTATTATCGATTAACTGTTGAATAGTTGATCAAAAGCATCATCTACATTAGCTACACTATCTTTCTTAGTAGTAGCTGGTGGGTTCAATGATTCTTTAGTCGACTCTGTACCATCACCTTCCTCGTTAGGATTCAGGTAACTTGTTAATACAGCCTGAAGATCTTCGTATGTTGGTTCATCATAAAGCTCAGCTATTTCAACTTGGCTTTCAAAGATGTTTTCCAACACTTCTTTATCTTCAGTAATAGGAGTCTGGTTAGGTTTCACTCGAATAGTTGTTTTACCATACTGATTACCAGCTTCAGCTGGAGTTTGGCGCTCTACAACCATATCGCGACCACCGATTGGATCAGTAATATCACCGTAATCAGGATCTGCGATAAATCCAAGAAGTTCTTGATAAACTGTTTTACCAAAACCCCAAAACTTAACACCTTCATGTTCTTTTCCGCGAACAACTACTGGTGCAAATGTTCTCATTTTTGGTTCAAGTTTTTTACCTTGGATCCACTCATCACGATCACCAGTTGATTTCAACTTACCAGCAAACTCATTTATTGGATCAGGTCTTCCAAAGGAAACTGGTGACAAGTATGTCTTGTTGTTTCCCATGTTATAATGGAAGTACAATTCAATGAAAGGATTCTCTTTATTGAATTTGTAAGGTACCACACGAACTTGGGTTTTACCCGAAGGTGGTTTCCAAAAATTGTTACTAGTGTTTGAGGTTTTTTGCAATTGG